GTTTTTAAATTTGTTAGATAGTTTTTCCTCCATTTCATGCATTAATCTTTGCACTATGGATATCGGCATACTCTCTTCCTTTTCAGGTGTTGAGGTTGCCTCTTTTGCGTTAACTTCCTCATTATTAGTTAATTGAGGTGTAACGTCTTGATCTTTTGTTTTTTTCTTTATTGCCATTTTGTTTTTTTAAAAAGGGGGCCGAAACCCCCTTATTAGAATTATGAATTAATTATTAGATTAAATCTAACCAAGCACAAGCTAATGGATTGTGAAACTTGATACCCATGTTGCAATCAACATAAACATCAGCGTAACGCTTAGGAATACCATCAGACAATGCTAAAGTATCTCCTGAACGCTCACCCCATAGTTGACATCTCTTGATGTTTTTCATATCAAGAATAGTAATCTTGTTTGACCAAGATGCTGGGAATGAAGCAGAATCCTCGAATCTTTTGAATGGTACAAGTACAATTCTAGAAGAACCAAGATTAACTTCTTTCAAGTTCAATAATGCGATTTCATCATTTGGAGCATATCGAGTTAACTCTTCTTTGTACGCTAAAGACAATTGTCTGTGTACTGTTGGAGTCATGAATGCCATACGAGCTGATCCGTAATCTCCGTATTCAGAAGAAAGAACCATATCCTCAAATGCATCAACTAAAGTCGCAGTAGTTGCAGTTGTGTTAGGAGAACCAGCGTCAACCATTGCAGTGTAAACACCACCTGTAGTTTTAGCAACTGTTCCGTTTGCAGTTACAACCTGTCCTTTTTGACCTGCCCAGAAAGCATTTGATAAGTCAATTCGGTGTTGGTTGAACATTGCATTTCTTTCCATTTCTAAAAAGTTGTCAGTAGTCCCTAAGTTTTTCAACTTGTGAAGCTCAACTTCTGAGTAACGAATAGCCTTGTTAAACAACTGAACGTAGTTGTTACGCTCTATAACTGAAGCACGGAAGTACTGAGCAAAACCTTCAGAACCATCATAATCAACAGTTGAAACGTTAGCAAGTACATCGTTTACAGCAACCGCTGGTAAAGAATCGCCAGAGTAAGGAGCAACAACGATTTGAGATGTAGCAGAAAGAACATCAACAACGTTACCTTTAGATCCATCAGGATAAGAGATAATTGTGTTAGTTGAAATGTTAGCTACAGATGAAACAGTAATTGTTTGCTGTGCAGGAGCAGTAACTCCAGCTGCAATAGCAGTAGCAGTTAAAGGCTCACGCTGATATCCCATTTCTTGATAGAAAAATTCATCAGAGTTTACTTGCTCAGCAGCAACCATGTTCATTAATTTGAGGTCCATGAATTGCTGAGGTGCAGCATCAAAGATTGCTCTGTTTGTCAACTTTTGTACTAACAACGAAATATCGTGTCCATACGTTGAAGCGTACTCAGACCCAACTGAGTTCATGTTCTGGTTTGAAAAACCAGCATTAGGCGGATTATAAATTGCCATTTTGTTTTAGTTTAAATATATTTACAAATCTATTAAGCATAAGGATCCTTTTTAAATGCAGAGCTCAAGTGTCCTACAGCGTCCAAGTTCTTCCCTCTTTTTTGGTCAGAAGTCTTTTGCCTTTTCATGTTTTTTGGACTTGAATCAACAGTTCTTAAATTAGCCTTACTTTCACCTTTTCTTTCAGCTTTACCTTCAGCTTCGTTAAGGAGCTTTTTACCATACATAGCATAAGCAAGCAATTCAGCTGCATCCTCTTTGTATTCTCCTTCTTTATTAATAAAAATGTTCTCAAGACTTCCATCAACCAAGACCCTCTTAATTTTTGACATTTCGGAGCGACTGAAGTTGGGATAAGCCTTACCAAGATTTTCAACGGAAAGAATTGCACTGTCTTTTTGCTTTTGGTACTCCTCCTGCTGATTTAAGACAAAATTCTCACGTTCTCTTTCTTGTGCTTCCACATCTTGATTGAACATTCTTTTAGTTGTTCTAGCTAAAAGATCAATCCTATCGTCAAATTCTTCATCATCAAGCTTGTCGTCATTATACATGTCAACAAGTTCGTTGTATTCTTCTTCTAGATAGTGCTGAACAAGGTTCTCTGCATCTTGCTCTCTAAAAGAGTCAGAAAAGTCCAGTCTTTGATTAGTATTAAATGCTTCAGAATAATCATCTCCATTTGCCCACATTTGTATTGCTGCCTTTATTTCGTATGGCATGGCCTGCAAGTCTGAAGACAAGGCTTCGTACTCTTTACTTGATTCAGCTCCTTCCTGGGCCTGAGACCTCCAAGTATCAACAGAATTGAAAAACTTAGAAGGGTCTTCTATTCCAAACTTTGATGAAATCATATCAATCATCTCGTCAGGAACATTAAAGTCAACATTAAATTCTTTTGATTTTCTTTTGGCTTTAGATATTCCAAATGTATCATCTTCATTGTCTTCTACTTCTACTTCTTCCTCTTCATATTCATCCTCATCATCTTCATTGTCGCCTACGATCTCTTCTTCTTTGTCAAGAGAATTCATTAGGTCTTTGTACTCGTCAGAGTTTGCAAATTCAGGATCCATTTTAGCCAATGACTCAAGCTGTCTAACTTGGTCTTGCATTTCTGACGTCAACTCCTCTAAAGGAGCAGTAGAATCTGCTTCTTGGCTTTCAAGTCCTTCTGATACTAACTCGACTTCTTTCTCGAATTCTTCACTCATATTACTCATTTATTTATTCAAAATTACAAAATTAAACTATTGATTATTTTTTATCTCTTCTCTTTCAAGTTTTGATTGCTCTTTTAGTGCTATTTCTTGCATTTTTTGCTCATGCTGAGTATCCATTAATTCCGCTTGTGATAACTCTTGTTCTTCTTGAGCCTGCTGCATCTGCTGCATTGCTTGAGCTTGTTGCTGTTGACCTTCAGAAATTCCTTGGTTTTGAGCCTGAGCAGATTTTTGTTCAGCCATTAATTTATCAGCTTGGAACTCTCTTAGTGACTTAGCTACTCTTTCTGGAGTTGCTCTTCCTAGCAAATTAGAAAATGTTGGTGCGTCTATTAATCCCGCTTGCAACAAAGTAAACAATAATTGGTCTGCAGCTTTCTCTGCTTGTCCTTTTGATTCAGACCTATCAACAAAAACTCTATAATCCTGTAATAAGTCATCTTCGGTTATAGTTATTGTATTTAACCCTTTATCGCCTATCATCATAGCTAACCTTCTAGGATTATCATGATATACAGCTTTACCTACCGTTGACATGTGTTCGTAAGCCTGCTTTAATATAGAAGACAAAGCCCAATAAAATGGCTCCTGAACTAAAGATCCTCTTTGTATCTGAGCCTCAACCACTCCAACTAAAACGTCTCCTCCTCCTTGAGTACCAGTCATTGCTTCATTTACTCCTGTAACATCTTGTATTGACTGTTGAACGGTTTGTATTACTTGAAACATTTGAAGTGTTCCTCCTCCTATGTTTGTTCCATAGGTTCCTATTGCGTTTTGAACCGATCCAACTCTGTCCGTATCAACAAATATTGGTTTTGAAGAGTTTATGTTTCTAACAACATCAGATTCAGCGTCTCTGTCGTCAACAGCCGATTTAGATATAACTGTTCCAGTCCCTCTCATGTTTGCCATCTGTGATTCTATAACAGATATTGTTCTGTTCAAAAACCTTTGTGGATCTATAACATCGTCTAATGGTGTTAATACTTCTCCCCTATCATAAACCCAAGTATAACATTTATATGGGAATTTAACATTTGAAGGGTCGTAAAGATTCTTCTCTTGATAAGGAAGAACACCAAAATCAAGAACTACATCTCCCATCTCTTGACCTATTTCTTCTTGAGGTATAAAAATGCAAAACCTCATTATGTCAACATATATGCTAGTCTTCTTTTTATCCCCCATCTCTTTCTGATGTTTATCAGTTGGGGGCTTTATAAGATCCTTATCTGTATAATCTGAGTCTGGGTCATTAATCATAGTATAATATGGATAACCATACTCATCTTCCACCCATCCGTAATCTCTTTTTTCTACATCTTTCCAATATACCTCATAAACTGGTATCTTTGATCCGGGAATTGTATATACATTATTAACAAATTTATGCATAGAATTTTTACTGTTCACATTTGAATAGTTCTCTATTGCTTGCATTTCCTTTTTAGAAAGATTTTGATATGTTTCAAAAATGCTAGGACTGTCCATGTAATACCATTCAAACATATACTCTGAATCAGAAAGGTCAGGCTTCTGAGCAGACATGTCCCATCCAAAAAATAGCGGGTTGACACATTCAGCATCATAAATTTCATTATTCTCAAACCCTTTATATATGCCCATTCCGCATATAGCAAGATTTCTTGATAGCTGAACCTTAATTGCTTCTAAATCAATATCTTCTGCGATAAAATTTAATAGGTTATTTATTGATTCTTCATAATCACCAACAAACATGTTTTGGAATATCTCTTCGGTTTCTAGAGGATTGTCTCCTATGGGGTTTTTATCTTTTATTTGTTGTTCAAATTCTGGAAACTCTTGAGCTATAATCTCGGCTTTTTTAATCTTTGATAAATCTTCCTCTCTTTTGTTTATAACAAAGTCAGATATACAGGATGCTTTTGCAGTATAGTCCATTCTTATAGCATTACCTACATACTGTTGAACCATTGGTTTGATTACATTCTTTGTCCATTTAAGCCTATTCCTAACATCTCCAGATTCATCTAAAAAAAAGGATTCAACATCCTCGTCAAAAATCCACTGTCCGTCACCGCCTTTAAAGAATGACCAATTAACCAAGCATTTGTTTATGTATCTTCTGTATATATAGTTATCCATAGTGGATAAGCAGAACTTAGCATAATCGCTATGATACTTCTTGTCCTTTTTAGATGTTAACTTGTTGGGTCTTACCCTATTTGTGCTGAACATGTAACTCATACTACCTTAATACGTCATTAATTTTTACAAGAACCTCTTTTTTCGTCTTCTTCTCTACGGATTTGACCCCATAAGCTGATTCTAGTGTCTTTACCATGTCTGGTAATTCAGAATGTATCTTTACCACCAGATCTGTATATTTCTTTTTCTCGTCAACATCCATCGTAGATAAAGTTGTGTTATCTATTATTATCATGTCGTTAAGAACATCAAACATATATTGACTCATAAGTTTAGCCCTAAGTCTGTATTCTGGATTAAAAGACTCCATTCGATGAACCCCTTTAACTATGTGATCTGGCAGGCTGCCATTAGACATTTCTTTTATGTCCGCCCTAGATTTATAGCTTCTTCCATATACAAGCTCAAGAGCTTTTTCAAGCCTATTTGCTTTGTCTAGTTTATATATTGGGCTCGTTCTATTCCCAAGAAACCAACAAAGTCTTACTTCTTTAACTTTTAAGTCCCTAAACTCTTCCATTTCAGACAGTTCTGGATACTCTATTCTAAGGTCTCCATCTCTCTCTAAACCAAAAAGAACTATCTCAACTTCTTTTTTCGCCATAAAATTAATAAAAAATAGGGCAGGAGTTTTTACCCCTACCCTACAAATATAATTAAAATTTAATTACAGTGCTGGACACCCTAAGAAGTCAGCAACAGGAGTGTGAGTTCCATCAAGGAAATCAGTAATCGCTGCGACAGCAGCTGTAGTACCATCATCATCTTGCTTTAGGTAAACTAAAGAGATAGCAGGAAGAACAGCTTGAAGGCCGCTAATAGCATTGCTTCGAGTGAATTTTCTGTGCTTGATAATGAATCTGTCATATCCTCTAGAATCAGCAACAGCAGCACTAATTCCGTAAGCTAAAACTTCAGCTTCAGTTCCAACAGGTGCAACAAATGCAGTTGCATCAGCCTTAGTAGCTCCAGCAGGTGCAGTAATTTCTAGTGCCCCAGCATCAGCAGATAAAGCAGTAATACGAACTACATCTCCAGCTTCTGCAGAAGCAGTAAAGTAAGCTCCTGAATCAGCAGCAACAGCAGCAACAAATGCAGCTTGAATTTCAGCAACACTAGCGGATCCATCTGAAGAGATATTGTAAGTACGAGTTTGATAAATCGCACCAGTCTCACGACCACCGCCAAAGAAGTTAATCACGTTTGGGGCCGAAACAGTAAGAGAGTAAACTCTATTGTTAACCAATGTAATCCCTGTAAGATCTACGTCTACAGAGTGAGCAGTTCCTTCAGTAAAATCAGTTTGGTCAAATGCAAGTAAATCACAAGCACGAACAACTAATCCACCAGCATCTCCAGAAAGAGTAATAGTACCTGCCGCAAGGTCATAATCTGCCGCTATAGGTGTGTTCATTACAGTAACGCTATCTACGCTACTGATTTTTGGGAATTGATAATTAAAAGCCATTTTTTAAAATGTATTATACACGGACATAAAGTCGGTGTTGGTTTATATATTAAACCATGCACGGTGCATAGCGGTACAAATATATATGTTTTTTAAATACGTTTTTTTATAGAAATTACACATTGTTAATAACTTTTTTAGGGAAAACTTTTTTTTCTTTTCTTTTCTTCTTTTTTCTTTTTCTTTCTTTTGGTTCTTTTCTTTCTTTTTCTTTTTTCTTGTTTTCTTTTGTTTTTTTTAAAAAATGTTATATATTTGTATCAGTTGGTTGGTTATTGTAGATATTATTAATCCCCTTACTAGCAAATCCTGACGATAACGTACCAACCATACTGTAGCTATAAGGGGGTTTTTAAATTTTAAGTATGGTTGAATTATGGAAAGTTTTAGAGTTGTATGCGTTAATGACAAGGCTAAGCCTAACGATTTTGTTGGGGATTGGATACAAAGAGATGAGATATACACGGTTGTTGACGCAAAGCATTTAACAAGGCAAAGAATGACCTTGGGGTATAAGTTAGCAGAAGTTAATATATCAGATCATTCTCCTTATCAGTTTTTTCTATCTAACAGATTTAGGCCTTTATCGGAAGAAGATGAAATGATGGAAAGAGCTTTAGAAGAGCTAATGGAGGAGGTTGAAGATGTTGTTATTTAATTTTAAGTTACTATCTTTGAATCAATAAGTAGATATAATTGAGCACATCTTCGTCATATTCCAGTAATAAGCTTTTACAGGTAATAGACGACAAGACTCAACACTTTATAGCTAAATCATACATTACAGCGATATTTGAATCTGATAGGCGTGAAACAGAGTATCATCTATATTGGTACAACAAAAACAAAGGAACGTTTGAAGAAGACGATGGATACGTTAAAATGTCTTACAAGAAAATGAATAAAAACGAAATAAAGTTTTTCTTTTCTCTAGAGGACAATTATGAAATTGTTTTAGAAAACCAACATGGACTCATTTACAATAACAAGTCTTTAGGATTTGACAAGAGTAAAGTTATACTAAGTCAATTCAGTATAGATTGGCCTACTTCTTAGGTGGTTCTTCTTTACCTGATCCTTCAAGGGCTGTTACTCTTTTTTCTAAATCAGAAACATGGTCAGAAAGCCTAACTATAGCTTCAATTTTTTTAGAATTGTCTTCTATTATTGCTCTTTCATTAGAAAACTTTGATGAGTGTCTAGCTGATCCTCTTACAGTTTCTTTAGCTTTTGATTCGTATGTTTTTATTTCAGAGTGTTTAACAAACTCGTCTTTCTTTCCTTTTTCTGATAATTCCATCTTGTTTTTTTTGTAAAGATATAAAATCTTCTAATTGATTATTTTTAGGATTTTCCCGGTCTTTTTATCTACCCTAGCTAGTTTCATCCTGTAGTTTGTTTCCTTTGACTGAACGTACCTGGTTATAACATTTTTGCTGTTATTTACTGTTTTTACGTTCTCAGGCTCATACCTTGCGTGTGATTGTGCGTTTATATATGCAAATGTTATTGAGAATATAGCATCATCATAATCATACCTAGCATCTGCGGCTTGATATCTTGTTTGCCTATGACTTGTTGAGCTCCTTAGATCTTTTTCTACAAAAGTTTTTAATTGCTCCCATATCCACGGAATATCTATTCTATCTGAATACGTGTCAATCATTTCTTCTGTCTTCGCTATAATACGAGGTGCTGTGTTTGCTTTATTAGATATACCAAACCATTTACCTGAATGTGTGTGAAAATAGTCTGGAAGCTGAGCCATAGCGGTAAACTTATTTCTGAATCCATGTATTTCTTGAAAATCTAAATGCATATCTCCTATATTATTTTCTATAAGCTCCTTAACCCCTCCTCTCTTGGACTGATCGTAATATAAGCTTTGTAATAACACTTGTAGATAGGTTTGTTTGAATTTTCTATCTCTATGAAACACCACGGATGAAACACAGTTTGTATATGCGTCCCATATAGCACTAGACATCATAGAGTGTCCTGTTTCTGAGTTAATGGGGTCAGTTCCTTGATACCATCTATTTTTCCATATCTCTCCTTGTGGAGGATGATGAACTATAACAGATGTAGTGGATATATCTTCCCTACCCTTTGTTGGAACCCATTCTGCTCCTACGATTCTATGTGTTGTCATTAGATCTGGAGTGGCTTGAGACATATCTAGTATTGGCTCGAAGTATCCATACTCTATGGGTGATTCCTTTCCATATATATCGCTAAGCCTTTGATTACATAAGTGTATCGGAACTAAAGTCCTTGATTTACGCAAGAACATGTCGTCTACAGTTATTGGATAATGCTGATGAAACTGAACCTTTGCTATTTCTCCTTTCTTTGTTCCCTCCAGAGCTAGGTAAGCTTTTCTCTCATTGTTTATGTGTCTATCCGTAACACCCCTTCTTGCATAGGCATTAAAGAATAATGGTATTATTCCATATTCATAGTTTCCTTCTTTCCACTGTTTTAAACACATCTTAAACTCAGACTCAAATACAGAGCCACCTTTATCCATTTCTCCCCCTGTTCCCCAAGCCATAAATTGTTGTTGCATGGTCATCTTCCCGGTATCAGGGTTATATTTAAAAAGTGCAG